CGGCCTTAATCTCAACCCACTTGTCTTGCTTTTTCTGCTCAAGGTCTCTCGAATCAACCCACTCGCCTAGATTCTCATCCCATACATCAAATGAGTTTGGCGCAAACCTTGGCTTATCGGTCTCTGCTAGCTGTCCATCAAAATATCGGTATAGGTTTCTTCCGCTGGCAATAGAGATAGCATCTTGATCTATCTCGATCCACTCATCGCCCTGATCTTCCTGCGTGAACGCCCCTTCCCAGATGTGACCGCTTGCATCAGGTTTTATTAAATTCTTCATCGCTTGGCACTCATTACAATCATCTTGGCCGTATATCCTATGGGCTTTGAGCCAGAATCTACGCGCAGCCTTCCGTTTATTGTGTTTGTTGATCCGGCACTAATTGGATAAGACCCAAGAACAACGGCGTGTAACCCGTAATTAGCCAAGGTAACAGCGTTATCGGTATGTAGAGTTCCGCCGGAGTAAATCGCCGATCTAACAGTAACCGCCGTTGCGTCTGACGGTGAAAGCTCAAACACAACCATAATAATGAGCCTCATGCTTCCTATTCCTGCCGGAGCGGTAACAGTCTGCGATATAACCGTCTGGTAGCCTGTGGTTAATGTGGTGCTTCCCGAAGCCGTATTAAACTGACTAGGAATAACCGCATTGCCAGCAATCTGTAGCGTGTCTACCTGAGCACTTCCAATCTTTGCCGTAGTAATCGCCGCATTGCCAATCTTAGCGTTGGTAATCAAGCCGTCATTAATCTGCGCCGTACTGGTAATAATACCAGCCGTTGCCAGTAGTCCGCCTGTAATCGTATTGGCTGTGATCTTGTCGCCGGTTATCGTCCCGCCTAAAATTGCATTAGCCGTAACAGAGTTCGCAGCTAGTTTTGCTGCACTTACTGAGTCATCGCTGATTTGCACGCCTGTTATTTGGCCGGTCAAGTCGGTCGTAGGAACTGCCGAAGTCCAAGCAGAGCCAGTCCATCTGTAGAGCTTGTTGTCCGCTGTCAGAAATATAACCTGCCCAACATACTCACCACTCAATGGTAGCGAGGAAAATATCTCGATCTGATTGACGTTTGCATTGCTGAACAGATTAGTTACTTCATCGGTAAATGCGTCACTGTCAACAAACTCAGTTGTTGCCGATACCGCAGACGTAAACTCTGAAGCGTTACCAGTAAAGTCAAAAGCCCTGACCTTGTAGTATTGGGTTATGCCAAAGCCATTGATGGGGTGAACAAACTCATCGCCGCTAGATACTCCGATCAGCGTATACGTGCCGTTAAGCGTTGACGATGCGTGAATCTCTACGTTCTTAAAGTCGGTATCCGTTGGGTTTACCCATGAGATAATATTCTGCTTATAGCCACCAGAGGCCGTTAATGCGGTAGGTATTGCTGGCGCGTCTTCATCGCCGTTAAGTGCGCCCAGGTTAAAGCTAATAAAGCCACTGCGCGCCCCAAGAGAGTTTATTGACCTAACTCTAACCGTATAATTCCCGCCTAGTCGGACTATGATTACCATTTCAGTCCGAGAAGTAAAAAAGCTCTGAGAGGTTATTCGGCTGCTATCATCTACGACCACCTCGTACTGAGTCACGAAAGCGTCATTTGCCGCAGTCCATGTCGCTAGCAAGGCCGGAACTACCGTGCCGTCATCTTGTATTGTTGTTGTTTCTACTACATTTAACTCAGTTGGTGGCGCGACTGTACCAGGATCTGGTAGATCGGTATCCTCATAGGTAGTCTCTTCAGATGCTGGATCGTATGGATACAGCGTTGAATCGTATTCGATTAAATTTATATCAACCGTGCCGTCATAATTAAGCGTCATCTCATCAACTTGGAATGGCTTACCAGTCCATCCAGGGGTGGGATGAGTTACATTTACAACATCACCAACGACAAGATCGAGCGCCTCTGAGGTTGATTTGAGCGCACATCGAAGCCCGTTCCTTGATCTAAGGCAGAAGATCCTAGCGAAGTCTCTGGCAGCGTAATAGTTAGTTATAAACTCCAGATCAGCTTCCTCTATAAGAAGCGTTCCACCATCTTCATCTAGGAATGTGGTCTCCTCAGTAGAGCCTGACTCCGGCCAGATAGCCTGATCTGGTTGCCAGTCAGTTAAAGGGTTTGGAAACTTAACAACAACTCTATTGAACTTGTCTTTCTTCTCTTCCCCGTTAATGGCTATGCCGCCAATAATGTTACTTGAATCCAAGGTCATTACGGCGCTTTCAGCTTGATCTATGACAAGACCATATTGCCCATTTGAGTAAGGAAGAAACGCGCGACAGCAAATCAACATCCGCTCTACGTTTGCGAATAGCTCCTCACCAGTATCAATAACAGCGTTGCACTCAAATATATCTATATCTTCAGTAGCGCCGCTATAAGGGGAGACAGAAAAACTTTCGCAGTCATTTGCAGCCTTTATGAACTTTGTATCGTTAATCGCAGCAGACGGCAGTCCTTTTCCGTAGCGAGTGTTGGTTAAGTAGTCACGAATACACAGCGCCGGATTGTTGCTCCACGCCGCAGGCGCGGATGGGCTTCGTGGGTCATAGACCTTCTTGCCTTTAACCACCGCAGTTATTTCGGGCATTCCAGAGAAGACATCCTGATCCCATTCCAGCCTAATTGCTAGGTACGCAATACCTGATAGCTTGTGATTGAAATTCCACTTGCTATAAGCATCTGAAAGTATATCGCTGGCTGGCTGGTCGTCATCGCCCTTAAACGCCTCAATATAGACCCAATCCGGCTTACCAGACTGCTGCTGAGTCCTATAGATAACTCTATTTGGGTCTGCGCTCTCTATTGTTTGAATAGCTCCGAATCGACCCTCATTCAGCTTGTAGTCATCAATTTCAATATCGTAAATATCTTCAACTGATCCTTCAGAGAGAACAAGAGCTATATATAAAAATTTATTCTTTTCCCCGCCCTCTGTATGAACAAAGACCCTTGTGCCTCCAACCCTTCGAGTACCATAAATAACGGGTATCGGCTCTATGTTTGACTCTTTATTGAGCAGAACGCCAGCCATTGCGTCAGCGGCTTTCTTGGCTTTCTTCTGAGCATCTACCGCAGTTTTGTACGAAAGACCGCCAGTAACTACAGCGGCTACAATCGCAACAACTAACCAATCAATAGCCATTAGCTCTTTCTCCCCCAGCGCAAATCTTTGACAACCTTAGAAGCGTATTGAAATCCCAAGTCGTTAGGGAAATGAACTTTCTGAGAGTTTAGGTTGGTTTTTCTGTTGTTTACTTTCTCAAAGTCAGACCAATGGCTAGCAATAGAAATTGAGAGCTTGCTGTCCGATTCAGAGTCCTCGATCTTGAAGCTAGATATACGACCATCAAAAAATACAAAAGATCCGGTTACAACATCCTCAGATGACACTACGGCTCTCTTTATCAGCGCCCTTTTATCAATATAATCATTCTGAAGAAATGCAGATATGAACGCCTGATTAGCTCCACTAAGAACAAGGTCAAAGCTGTTTACCTTTAGAGCGCCGGTCTCTGAAACAGAGGCTATGTCAATAAGGTCTGCGCTTGAAGTGTAGAGCTGGAAGTCGAGGTCTGTAAGATCAACGCCAAAATCAGTAATACGATAAATGGCATTGCCTACCTCGATGTAAATAAGCGTTGCAAGCCTAAACCCATTGGTCGCTAGCGCAGTAGTAATCTCGGAACTAAGACCGCGACTCATGAAACTTCCTCAATAAGATCAACCTCGAACTCATACAGGGAATCAACACCGACAGAAAACTCTTGCACATCATTAGCCAGGCGAACAGTTACCGTCTCATAGCCAGTTTGTGTCGGGTTAGGGATGCTTATATCGAATGTCTCAAGCATTCCCTCCTGCAATAAAAGAAAGTCGTAAATAGGCTCAAACTCAGCCTTTGTCATCGGTGGGAATTGAACAGTGAACTCACGCCTGGAAGCTCCCAGAGAGCGAACCTGTACGCGCCCATTGATGCTTTCGCTCATTAGGTTGTAGTGCCTGACGTTAGTTTGTACGCTACGGTAGCCAGGCTCAGTTGGGAATGTACCAGCCATTATGCAAGCCTCTTTCCAGAATTGTTAAGCGCCTGCCTGACCATGCTAGTAATTAGTCCTCGGCGCTGCACCAAAAGCTCATCAAATCCTCGAGCATCATTAGCCTGTATATTAAATGATACATTGACCGGCTGTGTATCGCCTTGGCCTTTGTGCAGATCGGTAATTTTCTCATTTGGGTGAACCATTGCTAGACGACCACCCTTACCGTCCATACCGCCAGATCGAACTCCAGAGCCTGTAAAGCCGCCACCCTCAAACGATGCTAAAGTCTGACCCGCAATAATAGCGGCTGAGGAATAGCCTATAGCTCTAATAACTCCAGCATACGGAACACCGGCCAGAGGGCCGAGACCAACCGGGGGCGGAGCCAGTGCGGCAATAGCCGCCATTTCTGTGTTAACAATTGTTGACGCTATAGCTAATGCTTGCTGCACAGCAAAAAGAGCCTTGTAAGCCCCGGACTGCTGATCCATTCCTGACATAAGCTGCCCAAGAACTTGTGAAGCACTCGCCATGATTGACTGATTCATTGCTATTTCAGCCTGCTTTGCTGCTTCTTTTGTTTTTTGCGCTGCAATAAATTCGTCAAGCTCCATATGGTCTAGAGC